CACAAGATCCAGGGCAATCCTGAACTACGAGCTGCTCAAGCTAAGATCAATGCTCGATTTGTTAAAGATTGCAATGCTAAGATCGCTAAGATCCGGCGTAAGCAAGAACGCCAGCTCGAAAGAGAGTTGGAGGCTATGGACGAAAACTACAATCATGTAGAGCCCAAGGCTGCTCGAGCCTTTGCAGAGTCCCTAGTTGGTGACACCTACCGTGAGACAACCAAGTTTGATAATGAGTGGAACTAATGTCTACCCCTCGCAGATTAAAAGAGATGAGGATGGAAGCTCATCGTCAGCAAAAGAAAGATCGCGAGCGAATGGAACTGTTTTCGGTCTCATCTAAAAAAACTAAGAAGGAGTTTATCCCTTATGTCCCGCAACCGGTTTATCGCAAGGATGAACAGATCTATGCAAGCGCAACAAGCGAATTCGAACATCAGGCGTCAGCAACAGCAAAGCCAAGTCGAACAGAATACTCTGGAGACTACATCGTCGGAATCGCAACCATGCACAAATCAAACCTCGTCCCAGTCGGAAGAGGAGACAACCCCGAAGACTACTCAACAATGAGAAGGAATTAATATGAACCGTTCTGAAATGATTGAAATGCTCCGTGACCGCGTATGCGTGGTTAAGTTTACTAAGGTAGATGGAGAGGTACGCGAGATGGCGTGTACGCTTAACGAAAATGCTATACCAGAATCTATGAAGCCTAAGAATGCTACAACCTCTTACTCAGAAGAAGTAATTAAGGTCTTTGACGTAAACAAGACTGGCTGGCGTTCCTTTAAGGTTGATTCGGTACAGATGTTTGAATCGTTGATCCCATAAATATGTTTACTCTGCGGAGAAAGTGTGGTATAATAGTTATATTATTAATTGGAGAGGCACAAAATGGCAATCGGTAAAAAGTTCTTAAAGAAAACTGTTAGGGTAAGACCTAAGACTGGAATAGCTGCAGCACCTCTCATTGACGATTTCTATAAGCTTAAGTTTTACTTCCACTACGAACTAGAGGTTAAAGAGATCTCTTCAGTCGTTAAGCCGTGGGTAAAAGCTACTTTCTCCAAAGAGGACGCTAAGGCTATTCTAGCTAATCCAGAATATCACTTTACTATGCATCCTCATTTTGCCTCTTGCATATATTGGTCACAGCGCCCAGATGCTGAATTCCCCGAACCCTATAAAAAGTGGTTCGACGTGTGCAAGGCTTACTATGCGGATCTTATCCAAATTGGTAATGCTATTCTTATCGAGAAAGCTGGCAATCCAGAAGAACCACAATCTAACGTTGTTAAGCTTAACCCATATCAAAGAACAATTAACAAGATTAATGATACTGTTATGCAGGATATATTGGATCTAGAAGATAAGTGGATAGATGGTGATAACAAAGCAGAGATTGACTTATACCAACAGTTCAAAGTACACGGCTTGCCTGGCTCCGCAGCGGACCATGTACGCAAAGTAGTAACCCAGTGGATAGAAGAATATAGTGATGCCTATAGCGGCTTGTGTGAGCAAGCTACGGAGGCATACAAGCATGTTACAAAGCCTGCTCTCAAAGCTAGGATCAAGACATGTGAAGGAATGCTCTCTGATCTGGATAAGATTAAAAGTGCTGCTAAGGCAACACGTAAAGCTCGTGTTAAGAAACCTCAGGCTGCTGATAAGCAAGTGTCTAAGCTTTCATACTGCAAGGAAGATAACGAATTTAAGATTGTTTCAATAATTCCTGCTATAATCGTTGGCGCTATGAGACTATATGTCTTTAACGTCAAAACAAGAGAGTTAACTGAATATGTCTCAGAGTCAGTTAATGGATTTGAAGTGAAAGGTACTTCATTGCAAAATTTCGGGGGTGGATCACGTAAGGTGCGGTTACGCAAGCCTGACGAGTTCCTGTCAATTGTACAGTCTAAAACACCGAGGCAAATTGATAACGAATGGCAAAAGCTAACTACAAAAACGAGCGAACCAACTGGGCGGATCAACAAGGACTGTGTCTTGTTACGTGTATCGGCCTCATAAGTATAGTACTCGGATGGGATTATTCCCAACCTCAAGATGCTGTACAAGAAGCTGAACTACCTTATGATTATTTGGATTTCTCCTATATAATAGAAGAACCAATTAAAGCTTCTGATCTATTAGCAGAACAGGATCTTCGTTGCTTGGTATTGAATAGCTATTATGAAGCTAGGAACCAAGACGAAAAAGCTATAATGGGAGTAGTTATGGTTACTCTCAATCGATTAAAAGATCGGCGCTATCCTAATAACGTCTGTGATGTTATTAAGCAAAGCAAGACCGATTATAGAGGTAGGATCATACTGAATCAGTGCCAGTTCTCTTGGTACTGTGACGGCAAATCTGATAACCCCAAAGATAGTGTAGCGTACATGCGTGTACAGGATATAACGGAAAGAGGTTTACTTCTCTGGAATTCTAATAAGGATATTACGTATGGGGCAACACACTATCATGCTAACTATGTAAGCCCCGATTGGTCTTACAGCTTAAATTTTGTTACCGCTATCGGTGACCATGTGTTTTATAAATGGAACTAATATGATTGAAGATAAGATATTAACTAAGAAAAGATTCTCTGAAGAAGTAGAGAATCGTATGGCTAAGGGACTAGAGGTAAGCTACATCGATGCTTGTATTAAGGTGTGTGAAGACCATCAGTTTCCGCCAGAAGATGCTGGAAGGTTAATATCCCCTTCTCTCTATTCTAAGATTGAAGCTGAAGCAGCACGTGCTAACCTAGTAAAAGCACCTGCTACAAATACAACTATGCTGCCTATATGAGAACTATGGAACCCTTTGAAGCCTTTAGTCTATACCAATCGATTAAGCTACACTTTGAAAGTGACAGCTATGATGCTATAAAGTATAACTATAAGACCTCTGCTAAGCCACAGTCGTTTTGGAAGAGGAAAGATAAGTACTTTTTTGCTAAGATTGGTAAACGATTTGATACAGCACCACAATTGATATCATACTACGTATCCCACTTCATTACTGATAATAAGTGGATTGGTGATATGATATCAGACGATGGTCCATATGATAAATGGGTTAAAGTAAATCAGAGTATAAGCTATATCTTTGAGCAAGACCTATATAAGCTTGCCGAGGAGGTACAATCCTTTGATGAGCTATTTGCTATTGATGTACACCCTAAGATTGTAGAGAAGTATATGCAGGGTGATATATCTCTCGAAACAGTAGTGATAATAAATAATCTTGTTGGCTTCTTAAGTAAAGCCGACAAACAAATTACGGAAACTATCGTGTGGCCTGATGTCTCACGGAAGATTCGTAAGTACGGCCCTTTTGTTAGGTGTGACCCAGACAGGATGAAAAAAATCATTCTTAAGGTGTTTACATCCTAATGAAAGTGTGGTATAATGTAGTCTATATTATGAAAAAGTGGATAATTCAGAAATACAAATAATACGGAGTAATACTATGTCATTCGCAGACCTCAAGCGTAATCGTTCATCAGCAATTTCAGCACTGACTGCAGCAGCAGAACAGTCAAGCGGTGGACAGCAACAACAAAAAAGCTATGTAGACGATCGATTCTGGAAGCCAACATCTGATAAAGCAGGTAATGGTTATGCAGTAATTCGATTCTTACCAGCTGCAGCCGGTGAAGAACTTCCATGGGTTCGTTACTGGGATCACGGATTCCAAGGTCCTGGTGGTCTTTGGTACATCGAAAGCTCCCTCACTTCTATTGGTCAACAAGATCCAGTATCTGAAATGAATACTGTACTTTGGAACACTGGTCGTGATGAGGATAAGCAGATCGCTCGCGATCGTAAGCGTCGTCTACATTATGTAGCGAATATTCAGGTTATCTCTGATCCAGCTAAGCCAGAAAATGAAGGTAAAGTATTCCTTTATAAGTTTGGCAAGAAGATCTTTGATAAAGTTATGGATGTTATGCAGCCACAGTTTGCAGACGAACAACCAGTTAATCCATTCGATTTCTGGGAAGGTGCAAACTTTAAGATTAAGATTCGTAAAGTAGATGGTTGGGTTAACTATGATAAGTCAGAGTTCGATGGCGTATCAGCAATCTCTCAAGATGATACCCAAATCGAAGCTATCTACAATAAGCTTTATAGCCTACAGGATTTTATGGATCCTAAGAACTATAAGACTTACGAAGAACTCAAGCAACGCCTAAACAAAGTATTGGGTGAAGCTCAGGTCATGACTACAGCAGAGTCTATCTCACTCGATGAGCCTGATAACTCTCCTCCATGGACTGACCCAGTTGCTCCTGTAGCAGAAAGCCCGTCAGTTACTGTTAATTCGGTAGATGATGATGCTGAAGATACCCTGAGTTACTTTCAGAAGCTAGCAACTCAGAGTTAATAGAAGAAGTAGAGAAAGGAGCCAAACGGCTCCTTTTTTTATGCGTGCTTAGAAAATGTTTGC